ATTCATCAAACTCTGTATCAAAACTATTATAGTTGATAAAAATCTCTTCGTCAACTTGGATATCACAAATTGCCACAGAAAAATTACCAGTATTCTGAATGTTTGGTAAATTGCTGTGATTGATAAAATTTGACAGATCGGCATTCGAACACATGAACTCTTCACCATCATCAGACTTTTCTATCCAAGCATACTTCTTAAAATATTCTTTCTGTGCATCATTGAATTCTTTTAGTCTATCGATACGAAATTTTATATCGACACCATCAACGTATTTCCATACAATGCTATCTGCTGGTATATATTCTTTTGCAAACAGACCTAAACCCATTTTTGGATTTGTTGCTGTTCGTACTTCTGCCCTGTATAAAAACATTACTTGTTGTCTTCTGTGTAGTCGCCATCACGCATATGTTCTGTCAATGTGGTGAAAAACGTAGCAACTTTATGTTCTTCAGTCCATGATTTGCAATATGCATTATCTTTATCACACAATGCAAGTGCTTCTTCTTTAGTCACTACACGATGTGACACAATAGTTTCACCCAAATGTTCTTGTGAAAATTCTTTTGCTTCTTCTAGCGTAACTGTATCAAGTGCCCAATCAGCTTTATCTTTGCCGTATCTGTCAACGCCAATAGGAACTTCTACCATGTAGCGTTCACGAAACGTAGAGACAGTTTCAACAAGCACCCATTGTGTTTCAATCTTTTTCATAGTCCAACTACCATCTTTATTGTCACCAGTTTTCCATCCAGTTCCCTCTAGTATATCATCATTTAGAGGAAGAATCAAATCACCAGTTTCTGGGTCTTCTTCCAAGTTTATAGTCCAAGTTTTGTTTGCCATACGTACTCCTCAAATCAATAATATAATTATAACTCAAGTGTGATGAAAAGTCAAGCGGCAAGCATTCTCACTAGACCGATGGTATCTATTGTTGTCAGCAGAATATAGTTAGCCAACATGCCAAAAGATTTCCTAGTCCAACTAGCCCAAGCATACATAGCACAGCCAAGGATCCAGATAGGATAAAGAGTAAGTAGCGGAGGGGTCGGGACTGTGAGTGCCATAGTAATACTACAGCCAATGCTAATAGCCCAAGCAAGCAACTCAACAGCAAAGCGAATTCTGTTAGACTTAAAGTCATCTTTAATCCATTCTATAGTAGGGCGAAACAAATCAATATTCATATTGTCAATCCAAGTTAAACAAATCAGGATGTGTCTTTGCAAAATACAATCGCAACAAGTTCCAATGTTCAAATAATTCTGGTGATTGTTGTTCAACAACCATGCGCTTAATTGCGTACAATGACTCTAACACTTTGCTAAAATCATTGATTTGATTTTTGTACACATCATAGTCGTATGGCTGACTGTAGACTTTATATTCTTTCAGTTGCAGAAACGTAGAGAACAATCGTTCAACAATAAAGGGAAACATATTCAGATTTGGATCTCTGCTATAGTTTGCACTACCATGATAAATCTCTGCATCTTCTCCAGTCAACGCTTCAAGTTTTTCTTTGATATCTTTTACGAATGCAATGTACTCTAACCAAAATGCTTTTGTCGCAACAAAGTAACTGCAATAGCAAGTCGAATCTGTCATTACAGATTCAAGCACGTTAGTATCATAGTTACCTGCAATAAGTGCAGAACGAACAACTTGTTTAATTCCTGGATGAAAATAATCGCCTTGTTCCCAAACGTTTTTCGTTAGTGCATTCTGTACTCTAGCATGATTGAAAATGTAAACATCATAACCATCATTGTTATCAATAGCATCTTTAATTGCGTTAGCTTCATAACGCATCTTACTTTGCCAGCGAGGACCAAAGACACCCCAAGCATCTAAGTCATCAGCAAAGCCTTCGTCAATAATACGATTGAATGAATGAAACTCTCGTAACTCGGGCTTCTCGTTTGAAGTATTATCAAATGGCGTTAGAAGAGGATCAACTAAAGGAATCTGTCTGTCTTCGAAACAAATCTGAAAAATCTTATAGTTCAATCTGCTACCCTCGCTCCGTTCGGTGCAATATTTCCTTCTACACCAAGTTTACCAATGTTCTCAATCAATACAGGATCAAGATGATGAAACAATAAATGTTCAATGTCAATATATCCCTTTGCATTCAATCGCTCTGTCATGTGATTAAACATGTCAGTATAAATGTCTCGAACGTATGGAAGTAAGAATGCATCAAAACTCCATAAGCGACTCATATACTGTAACGACACACCACCTGTGGTTTCTGATCTAAATTGACTTGTAAACGGACCACGAATGACAACCTTATCTTTAGCTTGCATGTGTTTATCATAGTTGAAATTTTCATTCAATGTATAACGACCACTCATCTTAAAGATACGTTTGTAATTCTCACGCCAACCATCTTCAGTTGCTTTATCAAAGAAAGAACCGAATATGATAATCTCAATCATGTTCTTAACAATGTCGTGATTTGGAACTTGTTGTAGTTGTTTAACGTTATCTGCGTCAGCAATATATCACGTTCTTTTTCTGTGATATCTTGATAGCCACCATCTAGTACAATGATATCTGCATCACACTTGTTTCTAATAGACTTGCAAGTTTCAATAGTTTGTTCAAGTCTTGTTTGAGTATCATACACGCCATGCTTTGCATGAATCGCTGACGATACTAAGAATACACTTTCACTCATTTGTCTTCCTCACTTTTTTAGCAGATGCTTTCTTTGGCACAGGTTTTGCTCTAGGCTTTTTAGGCTTAGGTGCAGATGCTTTCATAATTTCTTCACCACGTTTATTCAAACGTTTGAATACTTCATCTGGATCCATCCAAATGTCTTTATTCTCTAACATAGATTTGATTTCAATGTCTGTTAAGAATCCTGAATAGACACTTCGCATGAATTTATCTGACCATTTGCGTTCATACATGATGTTGTCGTACATTTCACCACCCTTACCAATGGTGCCGCCAGAGTAATTGTGAAACATGAACATGGAGTTTTCTGATATCTCGAAGCCATCTGCGGCTAAGAATATCATTGTTGCGGCTGACATACATGCACCCTCTACGGATGCAATAATATTTGCTTGAGACTCTGCCATAACACGCATCAACTGTACAGCAGTAAATAAATTACCACCATGAGAATTAATGTGAATTTTAATCACATCATTTTCATTTGCGTTTCTGATGAGTTCAAACCAATCTATGTATTCGTTAGGCGCAGTTAATTCGCCACACAAATATAGAGTGTGTAATTGTCCAAGTATTTTTGGTTGTCTAGGCTTTTTGTCTTCATCTATGCCAAACAACGAACTAATTTTTTCTTCTTCCATAATTATCACTTTCTATTATAATATAGAGTATACTCTACTTTGTTTCGGATGTCAACTTGTCAAATCCATATTTGCATAGCCAATACGCATCAATCAAGTCGGAAGAAGGATTCCATTGCTTCTCAGTCATATGTAGTTCTTCTTTTAAACGAATGTCATTGAATTCTTCAAATACTTCTTGCATTCGTTCTTTATTCGCATTACCTTTACCAGTAGCATATTTCTTAAGTACTGTTGGTGGTACTTCTGTACATTCTACGGCAAACAACCATAGTCTATACTTTAGAATGCCAGCATTTTCTGCAATGTTAAAGACTCTGCCCTTTGATCCCATAGAATATCCTTCTAAGAATACATGGCAGTCTTTGTCTGTCTCTAACAATCTGTCAATGAAGAAATTTGATATACCATCGTATCGCAATACGTCAGTCATTCCTTCGTGGTCGAAAAACTTACCTCTTATGTTTTTAAATTGTACATCGTATTTTCTAGATTGTGTCAGAAAATAAAAATTACATTTTTCAAAACTAAACTCACCATTCTCATCATCAAATACACACATTGCAGGACATGTTAGAGAATAATCTACTCCTGCTATAATCATCTATCGTCTTCCGAGGACCATTCATCATCTTCTATTAGTTTGTCCCAATCTTCATCTGTCCACTCTTCATTTTTTTCTGAAATCGCTTCTTCGGTTATTGTTGAACCACAATAAGCACAATTTGTTGGGGGCGTATCTAATCCTACTAATGGCGTTACTGAATACTCAGCCGCACACGAATCGCAAAATACGTTATATGTTGTCATTTTTTTCTCCTTATTCGTACATTACTGTATCTGTGTCTCCTAAAGACCATTTCGGATTGTGTTCTACAACAAACTTTCTTGTTGCAACTTTAAAATCTGGAAACTTCATCTCTTTAGGGTTGCTTGCGGCATCAAAGAATATACAACGATTGTTCGGTTGTGCCGCATACTGTCCATTATCTAGTTCAATAAAATTATAAGACTTGTGATCTTCTGGCCATTCAGAATATGTCAAGTCAATCATGTTGTGATCTGGTGCGGCATGGTCAACTGTGAACATGTAATTGCCTTGATACCAGTTTTTATCTTTTGCGTAAAATTTTCCTGTTAGATTTTTAAGAAAGACTTTTTGTATAACTGTCATGTCGTATCCAAGACAGTCCCAAATTTGTAGATAATCTAGAGGAACAAATTTCTCTGGTTCTAAATTATGATTCCTACTTACGTATGCACTCAGTGGTAGTTTGTCGTAGAGTGCGCCATATTCTGGAAGATATGATTCAATGCGAAACGCTTGACCACGAATTGATTTAATGCTGACCCAAATGCAGGGAACATATTCACCGTGACCTTCTTGAAAATCGTATAAAAATTCTTTTCTAACAAAACAATGGACAGGTGGCAAGTTAGCTAATAAAAAACTCATTTAATTACACCATGAAGTTTTAGCCTCGCCATAATATTCACGGGCTAGACCGTTTGCAATTAATCCTTGACGTAAACTTTTTCCGTCTAAGATAACATCACCAAGAACACGACCGCCATACTTGTCCCAATCCATTAAAATGACTTGACGTTTCTTTGCGGAAATAACTGCTTGCTTTGTGAATTCGGTAGCTTTTTTACCCATCACATCTTCTTTTGGACATTGCGCTCTGTGTCCTTTTTCTGGTGTGTCAACGCCAAAGACACGAATACTCAATTCTTTTTTGAGTGGGTCTGGCAACCAAGCCGCTTCAAACGCAACAGTATCCCCATCAATAACCCTAGTAATATTAGCGTCATAGGTTACTCCAGCTTTTTGTTTTCCTGTTTGTGCATGTGCGTTCAATGCAGAAAATGTAAATCCTGCAACAATCAATGCAAGAGCAAAAAATACATATGTTAATTGTTTCATGCCGCTTTACCCCATACGTCTGCCCAATCACCTTTTGTAGCACCCTTTGCATAATCGGTTGCTCTGTTCTCAAAGAAATTGGTATGCGTTGGTGCATTAATCATTTCTTCAACCCAAGGTAGTGGATTCTTCTTAACTTTAAAAATGCCCTTTAGTCCAAGACTGATGAGGCGCCTGTCTGCAATATATCGAATGTACTTCTTAACTTCTTCTGAAGTAAGACCTTCCATCTCATTGATGCCGAATGCTAAATCAATAAACTTGTCTTCAAGTTCAACCATTCGTTCTGCAATAGTATATATGCGTGATTTTAGTTCATCATTCCAGATTTCATTATTCTCTTGAATGAATGATCTGAATAGTTTAATCATAGATTCACAATGTTGTGTTTCATCTACGATAGACCAAGTAACGATCTGACCCATGCCTTTCATCTTACCCATGCGTGGAAAGTTTAATAGCATGATAAATGAAGAGAACAACTGCATACCTTCTGTGAATGCTGAGAATACTGCAATGTGTGTAGCAGTAGATTGCAAGTCACCATTTGCATTTGAAAGATCCAACACATAGTCGTGTTTGTCTTTCATTTCTTGATATGCTAAGAATTCGTTATATGTTGTGTCTGGAAGACCTAATGTCTCAATTAAGTGTGAGTATGCGGCAACGTGCAATGCTTCTCTAGCGGCAAAGCCAAGCAACATCATTCTCACTTCTGGTTGCTTGAAGTATGGTAGATAGTTTTTTACATAACCACCAGCAACGTCAATGTCACCTTGTGTGAAGAAACGAAAAATGTTTGTGAGAAAATGTTTTTCTTCTGCTGTTAATTTTTTCTTCCAATCTTTTACATCTTCAGCCATTGGTACTTCTGTGTGTAACCAATGACTCTGTTCGTGCTTTAACCATGCATCATATGCCCATGGATAGTTAAAGGGCTTGAATGCATCTCTGCCATCCATTAAGTTGGATTGTGTTTTTTTAATCATTATTCTTTTTCTCCTGAGTCGAATGAAATATTTCCTGAAAATGAAATTCTAGTATCATCTGAGGTGTAAAATGGGTAGACGCAATGTTGTAGATTCGAAGGAAACATAATAATATAACCTTCCCATGTTTTATCGATTGCAATTCGACTTAACATTTGCATGCCATTAGTTGCGTTGTATCTAAATTCAAAAGTAGATGCAGTTGCATTATTTCCCGAATTGTTGGTGTGTTCTTCTTCTATATTATAAGGAATTTTTACCCAACCACTATAACTTAATACTCCATCATGGTGGTGATTTGGAACATGTTCATGTTTTTTTTGATAATTGAACCAAGGAATTCCCGCTTTCAAATTTAAACGTTTACTGAATGCCATATTAATTTGATTCATGTATTTGTAATGCCACTCATATTCATTTGCAAGACTGAGAACAAATTCTGATAATTCATCATAAGTATCTGTTATTTGTATGTGTTTGACAACACCCAATCCAGAGTCAAGACCAGTTTGCTTGATATCTTTGGCATGTGATGATTGACTTTCAGCTAAAATTTTTAAAAATAATTCGTTTGGAATTTTTTCTTTCAGAACACCAAGATTTGTAAAATTTAAAAGTTCCGCCATAATTTATTATTCTCCAAATTGTATTCTTTTATTTGGGTAATTATTTATGAAATATTCGAACAAACTTTCAACGTTTGGCTGTTGTGTAATGAATGCACTTGTATCTTTTTCATAAACAAAAATTTGTCCATTAACTATTTCACTCTTGCAATACATAACTTCTCTTACCATATTTTTATATTTAACTTGTTCTGCTTCAGCAAGTACTTTGTCTATTTCATTTTCTGATTTTTTCATTCTACGTTGAATAAAAATAACGATACAACTGAATACAAGGAAAATTACTTCCATTATACCAAATGGCCATTCCATTTAAGCACCCAACCATTCTGTCAGTTGATTTTTCATTAGCATACCAGAAACTCTTTTAACTTCAATGTCACCATCTATCATCACTAAAGTTGGAACACCACGAATCCCATAATCCATTGCGAGCCCTTGATTCTCATCGATATCAATAACTTCAATTGGAATTTGAGTATCAACGTCTTCTAATGTTTTTGCTAACATCTTACATGGCTGACACCATGATGCTGTAAATCTAAGTACTTTCATTTTTTTATCCTTCACATGCGAGACATGCATCACCATCAATAAGTGCTTTCATGTCGAGTTCTTTAATTACTTCACGTTCAATACGTCTTGAAACTTTATCTGCTTTACCGATCTTCTCTGAACGGCAGTAGTACAATGTTTTGAGTCCTTGCTTCCATGCTTGAAAGTGTACTGCATGTAAATACATGATGTTCACATCAGGTCTGAAAAACAAATTCAATGATTGTGCTTGGTCGATATACTCTTGTCTATCTGCGGCATGATTAACTAACCAACGCTGGTCAATCTCCATAGAAGTCTTGAATACATCTTTCTGCCAATCATCTAAAATATCTAAGTGCTGTACACTACCATCATTTGCGATAATGCTAGACCAGACTGTCTGATATTCATCATCTGATTTTACTACACTTTTGATGATCCTGTCAAGCCATTTGTTTTTGGCTAATGATGAGCCCGATAAAGTGTCCTGACGATAAGCATTAGCACGATAAGGTTCGATACTAGGGCTAGTATTTCCCATGATGATAGACGAAGAAGCATTTGGAGCAACAGCCATAAGATGACTGAAACGTTGACCAGTGCCAACAGCATCAAGAGCCTCA